GGCATGGGAGAACGCTGATGACCAGTATGGACGCAACGGCCGTGGCGGTGAACTACGCGAAGGAGGCAAAGTGAACTCGAACGACCTGATGTACTACTTGAAGGGGTTCGTGGATCTGACGAACGAGCCTCCTTCGCGCGACCAGTGGGGGATCATTCGCGCGAAGGTGAAAGAAGCCTCCCCCGTCGAGACGTTCGTGGTTGACGCGCCGCCGATGCACAACCCCATCCACGACCCACGTCCGTTCCTCGACCGTTCCAAGCTCCCGCCCGTGGGCCCCTTCGCCCCAACGAGTGGCGATTGTGGTTGCGGCGGCGCAACACCTGCGGGACAATCCAGAGTTGAAGGTGGTTGAGGGCTGCAGGCGGTGCGACCTCAACATTTTGGGAGGGCAGTTGCTGCCTTCCCATTTTTTCGTCTATACTCCGCAACATTCGGTAGCAGACCCGACAGCTCTGCGGAGTCCCGGCCTCCTAAAAAGTCGACCTTCGCTGGCCCAGAGCGTGATCTGAGAGCACTTCAGTTCTACTTTCATCACCCCTGCCTGAAGGAGGCACAAGATGCTTACCAACTTCGCGCTGCTCACGAACGAGCAGAAAACCGCATGGTCCATGGACGTGTGGAAAATGGCCCGGAACTATTCCTTCGTGAACAAGTTCCTCGGCAACGGTTCGAACTCCATGATTCAGCACATCACCGAGCTGAAGAAGTCCGAGAAGGGCGCCCGCGCCGTGATCACCCTGCTGGCCGACCTCGAAGGCGACGGCGTTGCTGGTGACCGCACGCTGGAAGGCAACGAAGAGGCCATGAAGTCGTACGATCAGGTGATCCGTATCGACCAACTGCGCCACGCCAACCGCCACGAAGGCCGCATGGCCGACCAGAAGTCGGTCGTGGAATTCCGCCGCAACAGCCGCGACGTTCTGGGCTACTGGCTCGCCGAGCGTATCGACCAGCTGGCATTCCTGACCCTGTCCGGTGTCAGCTACGCCATGCGCAACAACGGCGCTCCTCGCGTCGGTTCCGACCTGCCGTTCCTCGAGTTCGCCGCAGACGTGACCGCCCCCACCAACCTGCGCAAGCTGCGCTGGAACGGCACCAGCAAGACGCTGGAAATCAACGGCGCCACCAGCTCCGTCACCACTGCCGACACCCCCATGTGGGAGCTGTTCGTTCAGCTGAAGGCCTACGCCAAGGACCAGTTCCTGCGTGGCATCAAGGGCGAAGGTGGCGATGAGGTGTTCCACGCCTTCCTGACCCCGCAGGCCATGGCCAAGCTGAAGTTGGACCCCACCTACATGGCGAACGTGCGTAGCGCCCAGAAGCGCTCGAGCGACAACCCGCTGTTCAGCGGTGGCGAAGCGGTCATGATCGACGGCATCGTGTTCCACGAGTACCGCAACGTGTACAACACCTCGGGCGCCGCAAGCGGCTCGAAGTGGGGTACGCTCGGCACCGTGGACGGCTGTCAGATCCTGTTCTGCGGTGCGCAGGCGCTGGCGATGGCCGACATCGGCAACCCCGAGTGGGTCGAGAAGGGCTTCGACTACGAGAACCAGCAGGGCATCTCGACCGGGAAGATCCTCGGTTTCCTGAAGCCCCGCTTCAACTCGATCTACGCCGGGAACACCACGCAGGACTTCGGCGTGATCTCGGTGTACGTGGCCCAGTAACGGCTGGCTTCCGCAACTCGCAACTCAACTGAGGAGAAATCTCATGGCTAAACTCAATGCGACTCGCGGTGGTCAGTACCCGATCACTGCCGAGTTCACTTTCGATGTGGCGAACGACACGATGAAAAACGTGTCGGGCGTGGACGACGACTTCAAGACTGTTGGCTCCCACGTCTTCGACGCCCTGCTGCTGCCCCAAGGTGCGATCCTGACCGGCGGTGAGGTTGTGACCGAAACGGCTGTGAGCGGCGCAACCGCCTACAACGTGACGGTCGGCGACGCCACCACGACCAACCGCTACCTTGCTGCCACCGACCGCGTGACCGCTGGACGCACCGCTCTGGTGCCCACCGGCTACGTGAGCAACGGTGAGCAGGTTCGTGTGACCGTGGCCCCCACGGTTGCCGACGCCACTGCGGGCAAGGTCACCGTGCGCATCACCTACGTGATCCGCAACCGTGTGAACGAAGTCCAGACCCACTAAGCTGGGTCCCGGGCAGGCGGGGGCTACGACCCCCGCTCTTCCATCCACTGTTGAAGGAGAGCTACCATGGCTGAAGCCAAGAGTAAGACCCTGCTCATCTTGAACCGCGATTACGTGCTGACCACGACCAAAGGTCACTCCGTGGCATTCAAGAAGGGCGAACCCACCCACGTCCCCCCGGCCATCTATCAGGAGGCTCTGGGCATCGGCGCCATGCCGCCCGACGGCGAGGCCCCGCAGGTGGACGACGACAGCAAGAAGGCTCAGGCCCCCAGTGACCCCGCCGAGCGCGGCCCGCTGATCCTCGCCGCCATCGAGAAGCTGGTGGAGACCAACGAGCGCGAGGACTTCACCGCCGCTGGCTCGCCTGCCGTCGACGCCGTGACCAAGCTGGTTGGTTTCAAGGTGCAGGCCAAGGAAGTCGCCACCGTGTGGCAGGCCTACCACGAGAAGATCGCCAAGGGCGACGAGTAAGGGGCTGAGATGACCCCCGCCCAGCTCAAGGACCTCTTTCGGAGCGACACCCGCGACGAAGCCACGCCGCACCTCTGGTCCGACGTGGAGATCTTCGTCTACATGGACGACGCTCAGAAGATGTTCTGCCGCAAAGGTGGGGGCATCGCCGATTCTTCGTCGGCCATGTGCGCGATCCCGGTGCAGGCCGGGGACACGTACGTGGTCTATGACTCTCGCATCCTGAAGCTGCGCGACTTGCGCCGTGCTTCTGACGGCCGCAACGTCAACATCCTCAACTTCGAGGACCTCGGACACCCCGGCTCTGCGATGGACGACTACGGGCAGACCGTTCCGTTCGGCGCAGGGGGCAAGAAGTTCACCACCGAGCCATCGCCGGTCACGGGCGTGGTTGTAGGTATGGAGGTGAACAAGCTCCGTCTGGTGGCCCCAGCCGTCGCCGACGACACGTTGCATGCTATCGTGTACCGCCTGCCGCTGGCCACCATCACCAGCGCATCGACGACGTTCGAGATTGATGAGCAGCACCATCGTCACCTGCTTCACTGGATGAAGCACTTGGCGCATGAGAAGCAGGATGCAGAGACCTACGACCGTGGCCGGTCGACGGAATTCCAAGCCAAATTTTTGGCGTACTGCGACGAAGCCAAGGCTGAGCGGGAGCGTCGTGAACACAAATACCGCACCGTCGCCTATGGCGGTATCTGAGGAACTTCCGTGACGAACTGGCGTGACCTCCTCCAATCCCTCGACGCCACGCAGATCTTTCTGGCTGCTGTCGGGTCCGTCGGTGCTGTCTTCCTCTGGATGAAGCGCCGCTACCTCTCCATCGCCGAGTGGCGCCGTATGCGCGAAGCTCGCCGCATGGCCTTCAACGAGCTGCCCGACCGCGTGTCCGGCTTCGCTGAACTCCTCAGCGGCGTCAGCGCACGGTCTGACCGCGCGCTCAGCATTCTGGACGCACACACCAAGACGTTGGAAAACCAGAACCGCGTTCTCAGCAACATCTCGGCCATGATCCATGGCGAGATGGAGCTGGACCCCACGCCGCGCTTCATCTGCGACAACGACGGCCGCAATCTGAACGTCAACACCGCGTACGCCCGCCTTGTGGGTTGCGGGCGCGACGAGCTGCTGAACTTCGGGTACCAGCGCTTTGTCCCCGCAGACCTGAACCCGACGTACATCGACGGGTTCGAGGACGCAGTGAAGCAGCACCGGTCCATCGGTGACACCATCAAGATCCGTCGTCCCGACGGCACCATCATCACCGCCAGCGTGCGTATCGTCCCCCACCCGGAGAACGACCCGCCCGCCCAGTACTGGGTTGGCATCATCGTCAGCCCCGGGGCACACACGTGACTCAGCCCCCCAAGCCCGTTCCGTCGAAGAAGTTCGGCCCCAAGCTCGCGCTCGGGGCCGCAGCGCTTGTCGCTTTCCTCGCGGTGTGGGAAGGGGGCAAGCGTGGGGACGGCAGCTCGCGTGTGTACGCAGACAAACTGGCCAACAACATCCCGACCGTGTGCAACGGCCTGACCCGCCACGTCACCAGCACGCCGATCATCGTCGGTCAGGTCTGGTCGGCTGAGAAATGCGCCGTCGAGGAGCAGCGCGCGTTGGTCAACATGCAGCTGAAGCTTGAAATGTGCTTCAACCGCCTGCCGCCACAGAGTGTGTTCGACATGGCCAGCTCGCATGCGTGGAACTTCGGCTACAGCGCCACGTGCGGGAGTCTCGCCATGCAAGCGTGGAACCGTGGTGAGTGGGAGCTGGGTTGTCGGCGCCTCGCCTACTCTGACAGCGGCAACCCCGTCTGGTCGTACGTCAGAACCGGGCGCACCGTCAACGGCAAGCCGGAGATGAAGTTCGTACGTGGGCTGGCCAACCGCCGCAACGCTGAATTCCAGAATTGTCTCGGGGGTCTGCTGTGAACCTGCTCGCCACGATCCTCGCTGCTGTGCTACTCGCTGGTGGTGCGGCCGCCGCTGGGTACATTAAGGGCAAGACCGACGCCGAGCGCGTGGCGGAGCTCGCCATGGACAAGCACCTCGCTGCCGACCGCGAGGAAGAGACGAAGGCGAAGGACAAAGCGCGCGCCGATCGCGACGCGTTGGCTGCCGCCCAGAACGCGGCCTCAGCCGCATATGAAAAGGGGAAGCGCGATGCTGAACAGAACTCGAAGCGCGTTGTTGCTGATCTTCGCGCTGGCAACCTCGTCCTGCGCAACCGTTGGACCGCCTGTAAAGCAAGTCTTGGTGTGCCCACCGCTCCCCCCGCTCCCAGCGAACCTGATGCAGGAGCCGCAGACCGAGCAGAGAGTGCGGGACGAATTGTTCAAGCCGCTGCCCAGTGCGATGCCCAAGTGAGGGGGCTCCAAGAGCTTCTGCTGCTTGAGCGCAAACAGAATGTGCATCAGCCCCAGCCGGAGGTGGGCGCGCATGTCGGTCCGCTTCCCGACTAAAACACCGGCAGCTGAGGCGGACTGGTGGCTCCCCAGTACGGCCTCAGCACTTTATACTCTCGTCTGTAACCCGCCCGCATAGTAGGAGAACATCATGGCAAACGCACTCTTCGACAAGGCTCGTCAGCGCTTCCTCGGAGGTCAGTTCAACTGGAACACCGACACCATCAAGCCGGTTCTGGTCGACACTGGCACTTACACCGTGAACCTGTCGGCTCACGAGTTCCTGT